TTACATATAGAAACCTTTGTAAAGGCAATGAACGCTTTCCGAGGCGAGCCTTGGGGGGGACAGGCTCCTTGGCCGACCTATGTGGCCACTACGGGCGCTACCTTCTAGAGTGAAGGTTCAAGTCGTGGGCTTATGCTTACTAAGTAGGTATTACTATAATGGTACATTAGTATAAAGGCACTGACTGCTACAGCCAGTGCAGCCTCGCCTGGTTATTGAAAGGCTCAATTTGATTAGCCTCGTTTTGTTTGGATTGAACTCAGATTGATTGAACTCAAATTGATTAAACTCAAATTGATTAAACTCACACGCCACGCTCATTTCACGCCTATGGACACCCCTTTGGGGCGCACTATATGTGTTATGTCGCCAATGCTAGGCTCAAATCATCCCGTTTAGGCTTGTTATTGTCAAGTAAGCCAGATGCGAAGGACCGAAACGGGAAAGCTAGCTCTATGGTATTTAACCCTCAAATTACAATTACCCCATACAGGTTCTAGGCACGGGGCATGGTGTGTTAGAAGGGATATAGAATAGGGTTGGATGGTTAATCATTAGTGTATACAACACAAACCACGTTGTATACAGCACGGATTGAGCCTATTCACGCTGTATACAGAGTATGGTATAATAAGATATGAGAAAGAAACCACGCTGTATACAGCACGAAAATGGTACAGCGGTAATATCAGTCAGGGTAAAGACTGAGTTGTATACAATACTAAAAGCTAGAGCATCCGTAAAAGGTCAATCCCTATCCGAATACTTAACATCTTGCCTTGTATACATCAGTAAGCAGAACGGGACTACACCCGCCATGACAAGCACTACGATGACTGCTACGCCATCATTAATACTTTATGATAGCAAGACCCATAAGGCGGGGGATAGGGTACTTGTAAGGCAAGGGAGGCAGATAATTGAAGCGGTAGTCCCTGATATGGATTTAGATGGTAGGAAGATACCTGTGATGACGATATGAAAAGAGTTGAGGACAGGATAAATGAAGTAGTCCTGGTTGATTACATACGGATAAATAACCTTTTAAAGGCAGAGGTAAGCAGGCAAATGGAAGGCATATTTGGCTATGGTTATAAGGAGCGATTCAGTAGATTACTTCTTGTGGGATGGTTTGAGTATAGCAGTATGAATTAAGGAGGAATATTATGTCTCCTGCGGTATCTAAAAAACAATTCAAATTAATGAAGGGAATTTGCGAGGGTTCTATTCCTGCTGGGGGTAAGAGACCAAAGAAGAAAGTGGCCTGTGAGTTCATAAAGGGACAAAGCCCTAAAGGTCTCCCTATGAAGAAAAAGAAATGATAAAAACTCGTCATAATAAGGAATTAGAAAAGTATATTCTCTGGGTAAGGTTGCCTCAAGAAGAGAGAGTCCCTAAACACAAAAAGGATATGGCGAAGCACCTGGGTGTGCATATTGAGACAATTTATAACTGGGATAAAAAGCTCGCTAAGTTGCAAAGCTCGACACCTCTCAGTGAGTTTGATAAGTTTATTGATATGGTAAGACAGAGGGCATTTTCTCCCAAGACGCCCACCAAGGAAAGGGAGTTATATGCCGATTTAATGGGATGGCGTGTAAAGAAAGAGGAGGTAAAGCTACTTGTCCTTACTGCTGACGACATCGCTAAAGCAAACTTTAAAGCTGAAAGAGAACTCCGAGACTCAGGATTCGCAGTTCTGGAAGACAAAGGAATGGTGGAAGTGCCGTCAGAGTCCTGAGTATTTCTGCAGGGAATACGGAAGTATTTTAGACCCTGACAGAGGGGAGATACGCTTTGAGCCTTGGCCTCACCTGACAGAGCTTCTTCATATCCTTGTTTCTCATAAGCTGGTTATTATTCTCAAAGCCCGCCAGATTGGGGTTACATGGTTAATGGCTCACTATGCGTTGCACCGTGCCCTGTTTTATCAGGGTGCTCATGTTATAATATTATCTAAAGGGGAGGATGCCGCTGCCGAGGTATTGGGATATTGCAAGTTTATTCATTCCAGGCTGCCTGTTCATCTTCAGCCTGTGATGGGGAGAGACCAGTTCAGGCTATTAACCTTCCCATCTCTTAACTCTAAAATCAGGGCGTTGCCGTCAACTGAATCTTCGGGTATCGGTTTTGGAGGTGCTTCTCTTATTATCCCTGATGAGTTTGATTTTCACCCTTATGCCGACCAGAACTTCTCTGAAATTAAACCCATGATTGATGCAGGGGGTAAAAGGCAGCTGGCCATTCTATCAGCTAGAAACCTTGAGTCGGCCGATAATAGCCGTTTCAAGACCTTATTCAGGTCAGCAAGGACAGGGGAAAGCCAGTTTTTCCCTCATTTTATTCCTTATAATGTTATGCCTTATCGTGATGAGAAATGGTATGAAGGGCAATTTATAGATATGGAGCCGTGGGTAGTCGAGGCTCGATACCCTAAGACGGAGGAGGAAGCACTCGCGCCAGCTAAGGCTCTTTGCTATTTCGATACCAAGACACTTGATAAAATGAAAGCAGAGGATTGCTTCCCTCCAATAGAAATCCGTCGTAATGGTATAATAAGGATATACAAGCCAGCAATAGTCGGGAGAAAATACTGCATGGCGGTTGACCCTACGGAAGGGGGAGACCCATTTGCGATGGGAATTATGGATTGGCAATCGTGTGAGGTTGTAGTTACTGTGCATGGCAGGACTGACAGCGATGAGCAGGCGAAGATTATACTGGAACTTTACGAGGAGTATAATAAACCCTTTTTCTCACTGGAGAGAAATGCAGGTGGCGTTAACTTAAGGGATAAAGTCAAGGGTAATATTACAAACTGGTATAGGAAAGACCCGATAAAGCACTCTGATGTGTTGGGATTTTATATGGGTTCGGATAATCGCCCTGTTGTACTACTTAAATATAAAGAGGAAGCGATATACAAAAGACAGGTAAGGATATATGATAAACAGGCGATTGAGGAGCATTACTCTTTTATACAAGAACCCGCAAAGCAACCGAGAGCTCAAAAAGGGTCACATGATGACTGGGTAATGATGCTTGCTCAATTATGGGCAATCAGGAATTCCATGACACATGGTGAATATAAAGTGAGAAGTTTTAAGTATAAGGAGTAAGTATTATGACAGTTACTCGTGCCGAGATTAAAGATATTAAGACGCACCTAATTACTGTGGTGCATGAGAGAAAGAGGGCAGAGCAGTTGATAGACCAATCCTATTATGATGATACCTTCCCCTTACCCCTGATTAAGGATGCAAAGTATATCATAAGGACTGGTGCGGCTGCTAAGTTGGTGGATGGTATTACGCAACAGTTAATATCCCCTATCCCCCAGGTATTCAGGAATCCCGTTAAAGATACTGCGTCATCTAAGGAGTCAGCAAGTAAGGTTGCCTCATTCCTCAACAATGTTGCTCTGAGGCAAACGAGGGAGACTCCCAATAGATACGAAGAAGCTTTTAAGAACGGGCTTGTGAGGGGTGAGTTCTGGTATTATGTCGTTCATAATGAGAAATTCGACAAGAACGACCCTAATAGTGTTCCATTTAGAATACTTGCACCCGACCCTCTGGTGGTATTCCTTGACCCTGGGGAAGTGGGGGAAGAAGGCAGGGTTAACAGGTTGATAATGCTCTTTGAGAGGTCTGTTAATAGCATTAAAGCATTTTATCCCACATATGTTCCCAAAGACAATGCAAAAGGGGAAGTTAAAACCTCGTTCCTGATGTATTGGGATAATGAGGTAAGGTATTTTGAAGCTGATGAGCAGCCACTTTTAACTGATGCTGAGGGCAAGCTCTCTAATGGGGATGGGTTGCAGGAGAATGTTTATGGCTTTGTTCCCTTTGTCCACTCCTATGCTGGTTTTGGGAAGGATTCACCAGACGGAGACCCTGCTTCCCTTGCGGTTAGCCGCCTGAGGAAGACACGTGATTTATTCAAAGAGGATTGCCAGATAGGTAGTGATGTTAGTTTCATTATTCATAAATTTGCCCATAAGCATTACGACATCATAAACAAGAGTGGGGAATCAATAGGAGACCAGGTGGTACAAGAGTATGATACCAGCCCTGGGATTATTCAAGAGGTTATGCTTCCGCAGGGGGCGGATATAACTGTCCAGGACACGCTTATTTATGACCCGCAGGTTTTCCAGTATTATGCTAATATACAGGGAAGGCTTGCTATGGAAAACCCTCTGGCAATGGGGGCTTTTGGTTCCAGCGGCAGGCAGGAGGATATTCTGCGTGGCGATTGGAGAAAGCAGTATGAACCATTACTTCATAATGTAGAAAGGGCATCGGCAGCAGCGTTGGGCATGGGGTTGAAGATGATGTCTAAGTTACCCAGCTTACTTCCATCTGGTATGACTAAGGCTGATATTGGTGGTGATTATAATTGTGAGGTTAAGCTCAAGACGGAAGACCCGATAAACAGGGACAGGTTGTCTCTGGGGGGAAGGGCAATGGTGCAGGCAGGGCAATTAAGTCTTAGAAGTAATCTAATTAAATATCAGGGTTATACTGAGGAAGAAGCTGACGATGAGATAGATAATATATTAACAGAGAGGTATATGTTCCAAAGCCCTGATATTGCTGAACTGATGCAGGTAAGAGCCGCTGAGAAGTCGGGTATGGCAGAAGATATTGAAGCCCTAAGACAAAAGAGAGAGCAGTTAGAGAAAAAACTCAAGTCATTCCCATTGGGTAGCCAAATCGGCTCACAGGGCGGTGAACCTCGAATTGCGAATATTAAAACAGAGAGGGGATTTAATGAAGCCGATATATCCAGAACCCAGAGTGGCTTGAGAAGTACACCGAGGTGAAGCGGAGGTATTAAATGATACGAGAAGGAAGATACGACCGTGTTTTAGGGAAGATGCTCAATCGTATAGAACGGGTATCTGGTAAATTAGCTAAGGAATTCAAAGGAACGAAACCCTTTGATAAAGAACCCGTATCAATGAGAGAGCAAATCTATAACTATGAAACTCAAGGATACGATACATTCAAAGTCATAGCTAATACACAAGGAATAGAGGCAGCTGTGATGTGGCAACAGGTAATGGAAGTGGAAAAAGAGAAATACACAAGGAGGCAATAAAATGGCTGAAGATTTATCAAAGAGGTTACCTAAAGATATTCCTTGGTGGCAACAAGATTTACCTGGAATTGGATACGGGCAATGGCCCTGGTATCAGGAACAACAACCTCCTTCACCTACAGTGCCAGTAAAACCTGGAACACTAGAAGCTAGGGAAGCTGATATAAAGACTATAATGAGTTGGGGTCTGTCTCGTGAAGAGGCAGAACGCATAGTAGCTAGTAAGCCAGGAGAGGGATATACCATTGGTAATATAGAACTCGCCCCGCAAGGTGGGTATAATGTTACTTGGACTCCTCCAGCAGGTGCTCCTCCTACCACTGGAGAAGGGCTATTAGCTGGTTATCCCATGGAGTATTGGGAATACGGGATACCTCAATGGCAGGCAGAACAAGAGAGACTGAAAAATGAGCGTATATCAACTCGACAATGGCAGAATATGTTAGCTGCACGTCAAGCAGAGGGGATGCCTCAATCCAGACCCATGAGCGAGTATCGGGAAGCCCTGAGGAGAGGTTTTGAGTTAGGAAGAATAGAAGCCTTGGAGGGGCTTGATTCGCCAAGAGCTTGGATTAAGAGATGGGAAATAGAGAATATGCCCAATCCTTATGAACCACTGGAGCCCCAAGGTGAACCTGGAATGTTTGCTCAAGAATTTGCTGAAGAGCACGGAATACCAGTGCAAGAAGCAGCACGGTTGGGTGGTGGCTTTGTAGCAGGCGGTGGGGGAATGTTAAAAGAAGGAGAACTTGCGCAATTACAGGCTATGGACCTTGGAACAAGACAGGCATTAGAGTGGGTGGGAGCAGAAACGATTGGCGGCTCTCCTGATGCCCCAAGACCAACCTCTCTAGATGCCCCTGCGTGGCTTATCAACTTTGTTCCTGGGCTTACAGCGGGTCAACCGATAACCAAGCAGGCTTTACCTACTCCTAGCGGGCAACTGTGGATGAAAACACCTGAAAGCCAAAGACAAATGTATGCTGGATATGCGGATTGGGCAGGGGGAACGCCCTTTGAAGACCTCATGAGCAGGGCGGCTATGATGGCACCAAAGCCAACCACTCTCCCCAGTAGATGGACACCATCCAGACAACGCACAGCTGTTTAAGGAGTATTATGTCACCAATAGATTGGAGACCTAAGATAAATACGCTGCAAGAAAGTTTAATTGAAGAGCAGACTAGATTAAAGGATTTGCAGGCAAAGAGGGTTCAGGCAGCAACGCTATATGTCCCTCAATGGCAACCTAGTGAAGTTGGGATGACTGGAGAACCTTCACCTTATCCTGTAGCAACTCCATCTAAAACTCCTGAGTGGATGCCTCCTCAAACTCAGGCAATTACTGTGAATATACCTTCCACACAACAGATGGGTGTTGCTGCTCCCGTAATCCCTGAAGTTCCTGTTGCTGCACCAGAAACTAAAGGTTATGAGATGCCTAAAGTTTGGACTGAGCAAGCTATGGAAGCAGTTGGTACTGGTATATCCAAAGTCCCAATCTTACCGAAAGCATTGGAAGCCGTAGCCCCAGTCTTTGGATGGATACATGAGAAGCTAGAGTTGCCATTTGCTAGTTTTATTACATCTCCGTTCTCTCCAGACTTGCCTTGGCGTGCTGGTGAAACATGGATAGAACATAAGAAAAGGGAATACCAATCGTGGGAAGCTCCTACATACGTTAAAGGGATAGCTGAATTTGCCATGCCTCTATGGTGGATGCCTTGGTTCGGATGGGCTGCAAGGGGGGCTAAATCACTGGGTGTTGGCTCAAAGGCCGCTGCTCAGATGGCAAAGATAGGGAATACAATACGAGTTAGCGATGCAGGTTTCCTCGCTTCCAGTGAAATACTTGGTGAAACATTATTCAAAGCAGGCAGGCTTACGAAGGCAATGGAGCATATCCCCGTAGTTAATAAAATAGTTGAGATGGTTGGGGGACCAGGTGTTTTCATCGATGCTAAGACAGCGGGAAGGGTATCCCTTGCCGTGAAAGCTGGTGAGAAATTAGTTAAAGCCGATAATCTTACCTGGACTAAGATGGAATTGGTAAAGATGGGTTGGGTAAATAATATGAGGGATGGCGTGTCCAGATTACTTGTCCCTAAATTACAGGTTATAGAAGCCGCTGGTAAGGGAATAGCAAGGTTACTGGGGATGGACTCTAAAGGGGTTATCTCTAAAATAGTCCCTAAAGCAAAGGGTGGGAGTCCTTACCTCTATGATGTTCTTGAAGGGGCGATGAAAGACCCTAAAAAATATAAGTTCTTAAATGATGAGGTTAAACGGTATGTCGAAACATTAAGTGAAGTGATTGACGATATATGGAAGTTGGGGAAACAGGAAGGGTTAAGGATGCCCAAAGAAAGACTCCTTCATAGGATAGTTAAGGGGAAGTTAAATCCTGATACTAAAAAATTTGAGGCAACCGAGTTTGGTTCTCTTTTTGAGAAGACCCGTGTCCACAAGACGATGAGGGAAGGCGTTGAAGCTGCTGAGAAGATAGGTTCAAGATTAGAATATGGTCTGGATATTTCAGAAAGCGTTACATCTACCATAAACCATTATATGAGGGAGATAGCCAAGAAGCGTTTTAATAAAGCGTTACATCCGTTAGGTAAGACACCCAAGGCTAAAGCGTTGGAGGCGATGGGGGAAGAGGGTGCAGAACTTACATCAATGCGCATACTGCAAAAGGCTGGCGGTAAGATTGAAAACCCCGCAAGATACACGAAACTCATAAATGAAGAGGCGGATATATTAAAGCATTATGCGGGGAGACAGGTTATTGGCGAAGACTTAGCCAAGTTCGTTATGCACCCGTCATTCAAGAATAAACTCTTTCCTACGCAGGTAGTTAAAACTGTCGAGAAACTATTAGGGGATGACGGGCAGAAGTGGTTGACTGCTGCGGCGGGTTTATCTGGCACATCTCGTATGCTGGTAGCAGCGATGGATTTATCAGCACCATTTATACAGGGACTCGCTGTCGCAGGCAGGAACCCCGTCGCTTGGGTGGGTATGGTTAAGAAGAACCTAGAGTTCTTTATAAAACCAGCTAATTTCTACAAGTATATGACTGACCCCAAGGTCATGGCTATCGCAGCGGAGAGGATTTCATCAGGCGGGTCAGGTTCAACATTCGAGTTCTTCAAGGCACTTGGCCCGACACAAAGAGTATTAGGGAAGATACCTAAAGTTGGTTCACCACTGAGACGAGCCATTGGACAAACTTATGGTAGAGCGGAGGCGGCTTTTACAGGTGGTGGTGAAGCTGCGAGAAACTATATGTGGCAGGCGTTGAGAAAAAATGTCTTAACTCCAGAGGGTGTATTGGATAAAGCAAAGGCTATGAATTTAGCTCGCACTATTGACCGCATGACAGGCGTAATGTCCACAGAAGCGTTAACTATTGGCAGGACACAGATGGACTTTGAAAATGCGTTTGTATTCTTTGCCCCCAGATATACGAGGGCAGGACTGTCATTTGTAAAGGATACTTTGAAAGGCGGTATGGCAGGGGCTGAAGCCCGCAAATCACTGGGTGCTTTAATGGCTGGTGGAATGTCCATGTATTATGGAGTAGCGACTGCCTTAGGGCAGCAACCCAATCTAAACCCCAATTCAGGCAGGTTTATGACCATTAAGATAGGAGACTCCCATGTTGGTATCGGCGGGATTATGGTAGCGTTAATGAGGTTCGGCTACGATGTTGCTGCTACAGTTGTGGAAGACCCTATAAATCTGGTAAAGCCTTTAAGCGAAGGGCATTTGAACAGGTGGGATAACCCGTTTATAAGGTTCTTATACACAAGAACAGCACCTCTTACCTCAACTGTTATGGGGACAGTGGTAGAACAGGCAAACTACTTTGGTGAACCTTTTGAGAACGTTGGGGATTGGGCAAAGTTCATGGCAGATAAAGTAACCCCTATTGCTGTTCAAGGTGTGATAGATGACCCACAACCTCACGTAGCGTTTACGGAGTTTGCAGGGTTGAGAGTATTCCCTAAAAGCCCTTGGGAACTTATGGATGAAGAAAGAGACAGGGTTGCCATCAGGGAATTCGGGCAACCGTATGAGAACCTGAATGACCTTGAGCAAACCAAGGTGGATAAATTTGATACTATACGTTCTCTCCAGAAAGATGTTGACGCTCAATCAGTAACCCGTGGAGATGCTGTTAGCGTTGGCTTCCTTAACAGGCAAAGAGAGAGGGATGCCGCCCGACAGGTTTATGAGGAAAAGTTATGGGGGTATCAGAAAGCGTATGATGCTGGTGAAATAAACGGGTTTGATTTCAAGGAGTTAATGTCTAATGAGGGTTATGGGTTAGGTACAACCTATGACCACATCGATGCACAACCTGAGTATAAAGATGTTATGGAGGTATTCAAAAAACCCCGTGATATAAAAGATAAGCACCTCGAAGATATAGCCTATTCTGAATTTATGTCTATGATGTACCAAACTGGTAAGAATGGAAGGTCAATCTTTGAAGACCAGTACGGTATTTTTCAGTTCGATAAATATAACGCTTTCATAGAGGAATTCAGGGCTAAGTATGGAGAGGAGAACTACCAGTATGTCCTTGCAAGAAAAGCCGAGAGAGATGCTGAGCTACCTCCATTAGCCAAGGAACTCCAGAAAGCCAAGTTAATACTGAAACCATATTGGCAAGTTGCAGATGATGTGGCGAGAATATTTAAGAGTAAGCGTTTCGCTGAAAGCAAGGCAGGACAGAGGCTTATAACGAGGCTCAGGAATGTAAAGAAGATAAGAAATCCAGAGATAAGAAAGGCATTAGCGATGTTCTATACCAGATAGAGTGGTTAGGACAATGTAAGGCACAATATATAGTATGGTATAATATAAGTAAGAGCTAATCCATAATAGGATTAGATACTGTGAAAGGGGCGGGCAACCAGAACTAACAAGTTTTGGCTCGCCCCTTGCTTGTGAAGTAAGGTTGCCCGCCCCGCACATTAACAAAAGGAGGAAGAAATGAAGGAAGGGAAGGAAATAAAGATTGGGGAGAACTTACTAGAACAAATCCCAGAGCAATCCCCAGAGCTTGAAGCACCAACCCTGGAACAGCAAATGGAGACGCTGAGAACTGAAGTAAAGGCTAAGAGTGATGAGCTCGCAAAAGCCGAGAGCAGTTTACAAGGACTCCGAGGTTCTCTAACAGAAAAAGACAGGAAATTAAAGGAGCAGGTTGACCTCAGCCAACAAATCTCAGACTTGCAAGAAACCCAAAAGATTTTTGCTGCTATGATTGCTGAAAGGGGAGACACAACTGAAGACATCAATGAGTTGCAACCCCAAGCAAAACAGGGCTACCTCAAGAAATTTGAGGAGTTACAGACACAGCAAGAAGCAAGGCGTAAACAAGCCGAAGGTGAAGTTAAGAGGGCAGAGTACAACAAGGCTGCTGATGCTATTTATGCGGAGGCTAAAGCGATATTCAAGGATGATGAAGACCAACTGGAAAGAATTGAGGATTATCTCTATGCTGGCAAGCTCGAAAGAGCACAAGCCAGAATAGCCAAAGCTAGAACATCATCTAAGCCAAAGGAAACTGAGGAAGAGATGAGAGAACGCATCAGAGAGGAGATACTCAAAGAGGAAGGCAAGCTCAGAACGGATACTGGAGCACCCTTTGGAACGGGTCTGGGAATTCCGACTAATATAGAGCAATTCAAGAAATGGATTGCTGGTATTCCTCAAAGTGAATATGAGGATAAATATGCTGCTGAAGTCAGTAAAATGATGAAGCAGGGTAAAATAAAATAAAGGAGAAAGACTTTGGCTATTTCAGCTAGAATACCAAGCGGGCTTGACACTAACAGGTTCATCCCTGATTTATGGAGTAAGAGTGTACTGAAGGCTGTCAAAAGCAAATTGGTAGCAGTGCCAGTTATAAACCATTCCTATGAATCAGAACTGGTTAAAGGGGATGGCCTGTATATTCCCAAAACTAATACGGTTACCGCCACCGAGATTACAATAGGAACTGAGGGT